ATGCCGCTTCAAATTATATTTTCTTATTGTAGAATATTCACATAATTCACATTTATATATTTCTTCCATTTATATAATTTTACATTTTTATTTTTAAGTTATTGCTAAAATATTTTAAAATGTTGGACGCATTTGGACGCTCGACGATAAATAAAAAAACCTATTTTTTTATTTATGTTTTGCTGTTGGTAACATTTTTTTTTCAACAGTCTTTTTTTTTAGAGCGCAAATTTACTCATGAGTAAAAGTGAGTAAGCAAAACCAAAAAATATGTTATTTTTTCCCAATACATCATGCTCTGTTTTTTTGCGTGTTGAAAATCTTTTTTTTTATGCAGCGTCCAATTTTTTTGACTTTTTTGATATTTGTAAATTATTTCCCATCAAACTTTTCATTACCATATCATGGTCTCAAAATAAATATTTTTTTTCATTTTCATTTTTTCAGTAACAATTATTTTTCCAAAAAAACAACAAAAATGTGGTTTTTTCTGGTGTTTGACAAAAAAAACTCACCAAACTTTATTTTGTCATTTTAAACCATAAGTCATGTAAACACCAAAAAAATAATTATATGATTGTTACCATCGAGAAAGTTTGATCGTTTTTTTTTTAAATTAGAAATCTGAAAATCAAATTTGCCCTACCCTTGATAGGGCAAATTTCAATATATGGGAACTTCCTTTTTTTTTTTTTCACCAAACTTTTCAGTTGGTAACAATCATATAATTATTTTTTTAGCATTTACATCATTTAACGTGTAAAATGACAAAATAAAGTTTGGTGAGTTTTTTTTGTCAAACTTTTTCTTATTTGTCTTCAATATTTATAATAATTTTCATTATTATAAATTTAATTATAAATTATAAATTTATTTTAATCTACTTCAGATATCTCGATATTATCGTCTTCATGTACCATTGGTGCTTCTCCAGGCATGGCAGCCGGTGCACCACCCATACCAGCCATAGCTTTCATCATCTCTGGTGTCATTCCACCTGGCATTCCTCCCGGCATTCCACCTGGCATTCCTCCCGGCATTCCACCTGGCATTCCTGCGGGGGCAGCAGATTGATACACTTTCTGCATTATTGGTGAACAAATTTCTTCTAACACTTTCTGTTTTGCATCATATTCTTCAGCAGAATTCATTTGATTACCATCCAACCATTTTAATGTTTCTTCCACCTTCGACATAATCGTTGTCTTATCCTCTTCCTGAATTTTATCAGCTAACTTTTCATCATTTACACTATTCTTTAAAGAATAACAATAATTCTCTAATTTTCCTTTCGATTCAACGATTTTTGCATTCTTTTCATCCTCTTCTTTATATTTTTCAGCTTCTTGTACCATTCTTTCAACCTCATCTTTACTTAATCTACCTTTATCATTTTTAATTGTAATCTTATGCTCTTTTCCCGTACTTTTCTCAACAGCTGACACAGTAAGGATTCCATTTGCATCAATATCATAGGTTACTTCAATCTGTGGTGACCCACGCGGCATCGGTGGTATACCATCGAGTTGAAATTTTCCCAGTAAATTATTGTCTTTCGTAAATTTTCTTTCACCTTCAAACACTTGAATCAGTACACCGGGTTGATTATCAGCATATGTCGAAAATGTTTGACTTTTCTTTGTCGGTACAGTAGTATTTCTATCAATTAAATTTGTCATAACACCACCAGCAGTCTCAATTCCCAAAGATAGAGGCGCCACATCCAACAATAATAAATCATCAATCTTATCTGATTTCACCCCAGACAAAATTGCTGCTTGTACGGTTGCACCATATGCAACAGCCTCATCTGGATTAATATCTTTACATAATTCCTTATTATTAAAATATCGACTTAATAATTCTTGAATTTTTGGAATTCTAGTTGAACCACCCACCATAACAATTTTATCGACAGAACCTTTGCTTATCTTGGCATCTTTTAATACCTTTTCAACTGGTTCCATACATTGCCTGAAATAATCCATATTAATCTCTTCAAATCTAGCTCTCGTTATAGTTGAACTAAAATCTTGCCCATCTGCCAAACCATCTATTTCCAAAAATGCCTGTGTACTTGACGATAATGTTCGTTTTGCTCTTTCACACGCAGTTCTTAATCGTCTTAAAGCTCTAGGATTATCAGAAATATCCAATCTTTGTTTTTTTTTCAATTCTTCCATAAAAAAATCAACCAATCTACTATCAAAATCTTCGCCACCCAAATGTGTGTTACCCGCTGTCGCCATTACTTCAAATATACCATCCTCAATTGTAAGCAAAGACACATCAAAAGTCCCACCACCCAAATCAAAAATTAATACTTTGGTTTCTTCTGTAATATTTGCATCCAAACCATACGCAATGGCAGCTGCCGTAGGTTCATTGATAATTCGAAGAACATTTAACCCCGCAATTGCACCAGCATCTTTCGTCGCTTGTCTTTGTGCATCATTGAAATATGCTGGTACAGTAATAACTGCAGAATCCACAGTTTTACCTAAAAAGTTTTCAGCAGTTGCTTTCATTTTTGATAAAATCATTGATGAAATTTCTTCAGGCTTCATCGTTTTTTTTTCACCTTTGTAATCTACTGTAATAACTGGTTTATCATTGCTATCCGGTGATACTTTAAAAGGCCAATGTTTCATATCTTTTTGAACCTGTTCATCTGAATACTTCCTACCAATTAAACGTTTGGCATCGAAGATTGTATTTTTCGTATTCATAGATACCTGGTTTTTTGCCGAAACACCAACCAATCTTTCAGCATCAGTGAAAGCTACATACGACGGTGTTGTTCTATTGCCTTGTTCATTTGCAATAATCTCTACATTATTATTTTTCCAACAACCGACACACGAATATGTAGTGCCTAGATCAATCCCTATTGCTACTTTTTTTGTCATCTTTTATAATTATAAATAAATTTGTTTAAATTATTTATAAAAAGATATTTAAGATTGCATTTTAATTTAATTATATGAAAAAATTTTTATTTTTTTTATTATCAACAATAAATAGCATGGAAATAAATAATTGTAATGAAGTTTGGCGTACTGGAAATAATATTTATTCAATGAAATTTTATGCATGTTTCGAAGCAGTTGAAATTACAAAAATATATAAAGCAAACACAACAAATTTAACTAACATAACAAATTTAACTAACATAACAAATTTAACTAACATAACAAATTTAACTAACATAACAAATTTAACTAACATAACAAATTTAACTAACACAACAAATTTAACTAATATAACAAACACAACAAACACAACAAACACAACAAAAACAACAATAGTAACAAAAACTATGACAGATTCTACAATAATTTCGACTTTAGAAATACCATTACAAATTACCCCATCATCAAATGATTTAATTAAATCACCGTCATCATCAAAAAATGTAGAAATTGTCCCTGTTATTGTTATTTCAATATCAGGTACATTATTTATTTCCATGGTATTTTTTATTTTATTCAAAAAACGTTCATCATGTAAAAATAAAATTCGAGATTGTAGACCACTTTCAGACAGAGTTCCTGAAACATCAAATATAAAAAAAACAGATAATGGAGAGAATAAAGAAACAGAGAATAAAGAAACAGAGAATAAAGAAACAGAGAATAATAAAGCAGTGAATAAAGCATTGCTTAAAAAAACATCGAATAATAGAGCATTGAATAAAAGGGTATTGAATAGAACAAAAAAAAGAATAATAAAGCAAATTTCTTCCAAAACGGAAGAAAGATTACCTCATAAACACGATTTAGAAATGGGTTAATCTTTGAAATTTTTACAAATTCATCATATATAATAATTTAAAATTTTAAATTATTATCTATTTAGAGCCATAAATGTTTACTGCTTTCAACCTATTTAACCTGTCCATTTGACCAACATTTGCCTCTTTACTTGCCTGGCGTATTTCCTTATTTGGGTCTTTTTTTTCAGTAGCTATAGCGGCAGTGTCGCTTCCAGTTGAAAGAGCGGCTATGTTTGTGTATGTACCCTGTTTTCTATTACTTGAGTTGGCGGAACCAAACAAATTCATGCTAAAATGAGAATTCATAACGCTATCATTTTTTAGAAAACCAGAATTCTTTATTTTATGTATGTTTGGACGGCGTGGGAAGCTCCGCGGCTTCGAGATTGCTGTATTTCTTGCTGGTGTTGGCATATATACTATTATTATACATTTTTTTTTTCAAAAAAACCACATTTAAACAATACTGCAAAACCTATAATCGCAATTATAAAATAATATAACAAATAATGAAAACCTTTTAACCTAGTAATTTTAACATAGTAATCAGAAAAGCCAAAGGCTGCTACATACAAAAAAATAAACCCAAACTCTGATGGTATCATATATAATTAGTTAATATTTTTTAAAATCAACAAGTTAAATTCTCTCTGATCCATTGTTTTATTCTAATATTTTGAGGTATTAAAATATTTTGTAATCCATCGTAAATATATTTCTTGTTATCTTCAACATCCTCCTTTTCCAAAATAGCCAACACATTATGAACAACCGATAATATTTTTTTACTATACATTTTCGTAATGTTTTCAAATACTTTATCTATATTAATCACATCTGCCGTCGTATCTTTAAATAAATCAGGCGATTCCAAACTTAATATGTTTGTATACAGCGTTAATGTATGTCTTATTGAAATTTTGTCGGTATTTTCATATGTTTTAATTAAATTTTTCAATCCATTTATGGCAGATAACAATATTTTTTCATAAATAACACAAGTATCTGGTTTATACCATAAATAATATCGCCTTATCGCTTGAAATAAATAATATAAATCATCTTTATTATCTTTCTTATACCAGCGCGTCATACCCTGACTCCACGAAGGCTTCTGTAAATATAATGTATTTTCCGATATACTTAATTTAGTACCAATTGGACAATGTGCTAATAAACTTAATTGTATCATAACCTGCAAAGGTTCCAAAATCATATCACTCTTCTCTTTGATATGTACTATTTTATCCATTAAAATTTAATGATATTTAAAAATTATGTAAAAAAACTTAAAGACTTACAAAGACATTTTATAGTTAAAATGGAATTCATACAAATCTCCATACCAAAAATAAAAAATACCGCATTATTACAAAAAATATTAGATTTGAATCCAGAACAATTAATTAAAGTATTGGAATTAGGCATCACCGCATTTTCATCTACTGAAAACCAAAAACAAAGATGGGAAAACAGCGATTTCAATAAAAAACTAAAAGATATGGAACTGCATGAAAAAGAAGTAGAAAAAATTAATATTTGTAAATTGGAATCAAAAAATAGAATGATAGAAAATATTCAGAGAGAATTTAAGGAAAAACAAGACCAACTATTTCATCAAATTGAATCAAGTGTATCTTTAAATTACAAAAATCAACTGAAATTCAAAGACAACACAATAACAAATATTTCAAATGAATTAAATGTACTTCGCGATAAAAATAACAATATCATAAACTGTCAAAATGATATCGAAAGAACCAGACAATTGGAAACAAATAAATTACATAAAGGTGAAATACAACATATTCGCGATACTTATGAAAATAAGATTGACGTATTGCAAGCATCCATTTTATCTATTCATAAAATAAATGATAATTCATCCGTTAAAGGGAAAATCGGTGAAGATAAAATGAAACTAATTCTGACCATGTTATTTCCTAAAAATGAAATAGAAGACACGCATTCTTTACCAGGTAGAGGCGATTTCATCATCACTTGTAAAAATGACAAGAAAATACTCATTGATAATAAAGATTACTCCACCAATGTACCAAAAAAAGAAATCGATAAATTCGAAAAAGATATCAGAGAAAATGCCGACGTATTTGGTGGTATTTTAATCTCAAATTCGTCAGGTGTTAGTAAAAAAGACGATTTCCAAATTGATATTATCAATAATAAACCTGTTATGTACCTACATAACACAAATAATAATAACAACAAAATTAAATGCGCGGTTGATTTAATTGAAGCCATCCTTTGTGCAAACCACATCGATTTTCATGATAAAGAGATTTGTGATAAATTATCTAAAATATCTTCCGAAATCAAAAGAAAAATAAGCAAAATTAAAAGAGATATGGACAAACACGCAAAAAATATAATCGAAATCGTGTTAAATATTGAAAATCTGGTAAAAGATGTATTTTTAAATACAAACACAAAATATTAATTTTTTTTGCCTACATCCATGTAGAAAATAATATTTTATATATATATATGAACCACGTGATAAAATTAATAACAATTGGTGAAGCTGGGGGTGGCAAAACAACGTTGCTATCCTGCTTTTGCGACCAAGTGAAACCCACTGCTTACCAACCCACGATAGGTGTGGAATTTAATGTTTTATATATGGAAAGAGGTTCGAAAAATCTTAAATTGCAATTTTGGGATACGGCAGGGCAGGAATGTTTTGCACCAATTATCCGTAGTTATTATAAAAATATCGCGGGTATTTTCTATGTTGTTGATTTGACTAGTCAAAAGTCAATAAAAAAAATCAATTACTGGTTAGACGAAATCAATAAAAATAAAAATTGTGATATTAAAATTATAGTTATAGGTAATAAATGTGATTCCACCGAAAGAATCATTACAAAGGAAGAAATGATAACGAAATTTCACGAAAAAAACTTAATATATATGGAAACATCCGCACTTAACAATGTAAATACTAAATTACCCCTATATAAAATGGTCGATTACATCATTGATACTTATGATTTTGACAATCACCCAGGTATAAGTGGTGGAATAAAAAAAAATAAATTGGTTTTGAAAAATAGAGATACCTGTTCTTATGCTCAACAAAGCAGTTGTTGTACTATAAGCTGAATTTGTCTATAATTTATACTTGATATACTGTTGTAACATAAAAAGAAAAAGACCAATCATTATCATTTAAATTTATATCCATTCCTTTGTCATTTAATAATCTAATATGTAATTTTTTTAAATTTATAGGTCCAAAATAAAAACGTTTCTTATATTCTAAATTTACTTCTTCCACTTGTGTATAATCACCTGTTAAATTAACATTTATTTTGGTTAAAATATCGGGGCTGTTGGGACTTGAATACCTTTCAGATTTTTTACTTTGCATGGCTAATTTTATTTGGTCTATCGTGTACCTTTGTTTTGAAGTTAAATTGGAAGATAAATCTTTATTGTTATATTTTTTCCCACAAAATAGATTACTTGGATTTGTATATGCTGTATTTGTTAAATCGGCATCTGAACACATCGTCGTTTTGACATAATAACTCGGCATGTTAAACGCAACAACATTATTTTGAAATGATACTAAATCTTGATTTGGTTTATTATTATTAAAATCATCCACTGAAATATATAAATATGTTGACCCTGTTGTATTTAATGTCGAACTCGCTTCTTCCGAATCACCAGGTGAATCAGATGCTTCCAAAATATTGTTTATACTGCGAAACCCCAACAACCAACCCAAATTATAATCTATTTTACCACCATTCCCAGACGTTGAACACAATGGAATACTTAATGAATACCAATCTATTTTTATTTTATAATTCATATTATTTTTTATCGTTACCTTGTTGGATATTGGGTTATGTGTGAAAGTTATTCTATTTGTTTTACTATTTAATTCATCAATAATATTTATCGGGCCTGGTTCTGCGTTATAATTACCACTTGTTATAAATACATTACTTATATCAGTATAGGTGTCAACATCTACCCTTTTTTCAATGAAATAATTAGTACCGTAATCGCTTGCAAACGTATACCATTTATTTGGAATACTTGCACTAGCAAAGGTAATTTCCAACACATTTTTTATAGGTAGAGATAAATTTACTGTGAAATTACTCGCCGTTTGTGATTTTGTTTTTTTACCATCTTCTATTATATTACCAGAACAATCGGTTTCCTGTATGATTGTCCTGTATGCGCTATCAATTGTCACTAATGTTTTTGCCGTATTTCTTAAAAGGGGATTTTTATAGTCAGTTGTTACATTGTCAAATGGTGATTGATTAACATTTTGCATCCCTGTAATACGCGTATCACCCATAATATCTTTATCATATAAAATCGCTTTTCTCGGTTCTCTACTATTTACTGGGATAGCTTTTCGAGTCATACCCTCAACCGATATTTCTTCATCATATAAATCTCTTATTGTCTCATCTTTTTTATTAATTAATAACTTTTCTCGAATGTCATTAAAAAATTTAATAAACATGGTTTTATTCTCTTCTGTAATTTGTTTTTCTTCAAATCTAGTTTTAAATTTATCCGTAAATATTTTTATAGTTGACACTATTTTATCATTTGTTAATGGGATTTCAGAACCTAATCCCAATATATTTACTAGTTCTTCAACATTATAATTTTCTATATCAAAATCTGCCATATATTTATTTTTTATAAATTGATTTTAAATTATAATAATTCTAAATTAATTATATAAACCAATAAAAACATATACAAAGGATAAACCATGCAAGGAGAAACAAAAACAATGGGGGAAACTGGAGAACCAATGGGCGAAACAAAAGGTGAAACAACAGAGGAACCAAAAGATTGTCCATGTCAAATATGTTTTGAAAAAACAAAAAAAAAGATGCAATGTGGTTTCTGTGATTTTGAGGGTTGCTTTGACTGTGTTAAACAAAGTATTTTATTTTTACAATTGGACCCGTCATGTCCAAAATGCAAACATAGTTGGGATTTTGATTTTTGCGTTGATAATTTTACGAAAAAATTCATGAAAAATGAATATAAAACACATAAAAAGCAATTGCTTTTTAATATTGAAAAAAGCAAAATCCCCAATACAATGAATCAAGTTTTTAACACTTGTCAAGCGGAAAAAATTTCTTTAGAAATTAAAAAGAAAAATATGGAAATAGATGAAATAAATATTTTATGGAGTAATGCTCAAAAGGGATTAAATCAATTAAAAAAAAAAAAGAGAGAATTCACAACTGGTAAAGTAGTAAAACAGATATTTAAAAAAAGATGTCCCAATGAAGAGTGTAATGGGTTTCTTTCGAAAAAATACAAATGTTATAGCTGTTTTGCTCGCGTATGCGGTGGTTGCTTCGAAATCAAACATTTCGGGGAAAAAACACAAGGCGAAACAAAAGAACACGTATGTAACCCGGACAATGCTGCTAGTTACAAAGCCATTAAAGATGAAACCAAAAATTGTCCAAAATGCGCTGTACATATCTTTAAAATTAGTGGTTGCGACCAAATGTGGTGTGTCGAGTGTAAAGTTGCTTTTAGTTGGAAAACTGGTATGGAAGTCACTGGTGTTATCCACAATCCTCATTTCTATGAATGGAAAAAAAATAATAAAGAACAATTGCGAAACGTTGGCGAAGTTTTATGTGGTGGTTTACCCACCACATCTAAATTACGCAAGTATATGCACTATTCCACAAACAGTTTGCGAATTACTGGTTCTTTCGAAAAAATGTCCAAAAGTTGGGGTACATTACATCTTATTTCTCTTCCAATATTTGAGAATTCAATATATCAAACATTATTCTTACAGTTTATGTACATAAAACATCGACAAATAACTCATTTTCAACATTTTGTATTGGACCGTGTAAGGTTAGCGGTTAATAACGACGACAGTTGTTTAAATCACCGAATTAATTTTATTAGAAATAAAATTACCGAATCAAAATTTAAATCTATTATTATTAAAAATAATAGAGCCAGAGAGAAAATGTTAAAAATTCTTCATATTTATGAAATGTTTTATGTCACAACACTTGAAACATATAATGATATATATCATTCATTGGTTAGAGTAAGAGAAACCGATGAAAAGAAATTGTCTGGATATCTATATGATATGAATAACGTCCCCGATGAATTATTAAAAGAAGTACGTTTATATGGTAAAGAAGAAGCTTTAAAAATATATAAAAAAGTTGAAAGAATGGACGAAATATTGACATATTGCAATAAAGAATTATATAAAGTTAGTAAATTATTTAATCAACGCGTTGACTTTATCTTACCATCCTGTTGGACTACTAGTGAAAAATACGACTCATCTTATTTTGTATTAAGAGAGAATGTTGTTCGTGGAGAAAAAACACGTTCTGTAAAAGTTTGTAGCACTGAACAAGAAAAATATATGGCTGGATGTAAATGGTTTTCCGACGTTGATGATTTCAAAAAATATATTAAATGGGACGATTGGTTCAACGACAAACATGGTGAGGTAAAAGACGGTAATAAGATAGGCAGTAAAACACGTACATACGTACAAAATACTACTGACTTCGAAGATAATTTAGTGAAAAGTCTTTTGTTTTTGTAAATAAAAATTGAATTTAAATAATTTAAATAATTTTTTTATTCAAAAAAAATATCATGGAAACCCATCTTAAATCTATATATGGATTTAATAATTTCAGAGAAAATCAAAAAGAAATTATTTCAGATTTATTAAATAAAAAAGACGTGTTTACTATCCTCCCAACCGGTGGTGGTAAATCCCTGCTTTATCAGTTTCCAGCAACATTTACAGATAAAATGACAATTGTTGTATCGCCACTCATTTCTTTGATGAATGACCAATGTCAATATTTAAATTCAAAAAACATCAAAGCGGTTTGTTTAAATTCCGAATCGTCTGTTCCATTTTCTCAATATACAAATTACCAGATAATCTATACAACGCCTGAATTTATAACGCCGAGAATTGTAGCATTTGCAAAATTAAAAAAACACATTGGTTTATTCGCCATCGACGAAGCACATTGTGTATCTCAATGGAGCCACGACTTTCGAGAAAGTTACAAAAAGTTGAATGTTATTAAACAAAAATTCCCAAACACACCACTACTTGCCGTAACAGCCACAGCTACACCACGCGTTATTAAAGAAATGTACGAAATGTTGGGTTTAAAGGATGCGTGTGAATATTTTCTTGGCACACGCCGAACCAACCTATCTATTAAAATTTTACCAAAAAATCGTTTTAATAACTGTGTTTTTGAAGAACCGACTATAGTTTATGTGCAAACAAGGAAATTATGTGAAAAATTGCATAATAATTTCCTTAAACAGAATATAACATCCGCTTGTTACCACGGTGGTATGAAAAAAAATGAAAAAAATATTAGCCATGAAAAATTCATTAAAGGTGAAGTAATTGTCATAGTTGCCACGATTTCTTTTGGTATGGGTATTGATAAATCAGATATTAGACATGTTGTTAATTACGGTGTTCCATCAGATCTTGAAAGTTATTATCAAGAAATTGGTCGTGCCGGAAGAGATGGTGTCGATAGTAAAGCAACTCTTTATTATAATGTTGGTGATTTTAGAACAACCGAATTTCTTATAAATAAATCTACAAATCCAAAACAAATCAAAATAAAAACAACAATGATGAATATTTTTAGACGATTTTTGAGAGAAAAACATATGTGTCGGCAGAAAATAATAGACTATTATTTTCAAACCGGTAAATTCCCCACCGAAAATAATATACAACATTTGGAAAAATGCAATATGTGCGACAACTGTTTAAATAATTATAAAACTCAAATGACCGATTTGAGCAAAGAATCAATCATGATTAATACCGTTATTGCAACACATCGTCAAGATAAAGGACACGATGTTGGTATTAGCAAAATTATAAAACTAATTCAACAAAAATCAACATATTCCAAAAATAGAATTGTCGATATTATTGATATTTTAATAGCAAAGGAAATTCTAATTCGTTTTAAAGCTGGTTACGGTTTTGCAATTGGTAAAGGTACTGTCGATATCAACGATGAATTACCCATTATGGGGCGAATAGAAGATGACGATGAACCCAATACATATATTTCAACAAAACCCAATAAAATTGTAAAACTTAAAAACATTAGAAATAAAATAGCCAATAAACACACCATACTCCCTTCAGTATTCATGAATGATAAGGTTGTGTCAAATATCAACGATAAAGCACCCAAAAATATTATAGAATTATTGAAAATCGATGGTATTTCGGAAGACTTTGTTACTAATTACGGTTTAGAATTTATGAAGGAAGTAATGAAAAAGAAGAAACACAATAAAAACCCTAAAAAAACGGTATTTAAATTATATAAAGAAGGTAAGACTATGAAGGAAATGGCCGATATAATGGAAGTAAAATTAAGGACAATTGAACAATACGTACTTGATGTATTTGAAAACAACGACGATGCTGATATCGATTGCGACTATTTTAATTTAACGGAAGAGATGGAAGAGGAAATAAAAATTGCGATAAAAAAAGTTGGAAAAGATAAACTTCGACCTATAAAAGATATTGTTAACTCGAAAATTACATATGGTCAAATCAAGCTTTGTATGTTAATTATGAAGGTTGAATAATATTCAAAATATTTCAAAATTAATTCAAAATATTTCAAAATTCAAATCAAAATAAACCATTCAAGAATTTAATTATTTCATTTTTTTTGTTTTCGTCTATTTTATTTGCTTTGCAAACATGACCTTTCAACTTTTCTCCGCAATATTTACAATTTTTCTTTTCACTTGTTGTGTGCTTTCTTTTAACCCGTTCTTCATTTTTACAAGAGCGTTTATTATGACCCAACTCACCACAATTTCCGCACTGGGTAGGCTTTCTTTCCCTTTCTTTATATGTACAGGCCAATCTATTATGCGGTATTTTTAATACACCGTTTCCTCTTTTAAAATGTCTTGAACCTTTAAACAAAATTCTCTCTAAATATTTAATCATATCCTTATTTCCAATCAACAATTTTTTTCTATCAATTCTTTTTTTTCCTTTATACACAATCCGGTTGTAATTTTCATCACTATAAATTCTACTTCTGTTTTCTGATTTAAAAATATTAGTAATATAACCGATGCCTGTTATTTCATCATTATCATTATTCATTTCAATAATGATAATCTTTTCACCATGGGGTATGTTTTCTGTTCTTTTATCGAGACCGTAAATGCATCCTTCATATGAGTTGTCTTTTCTCCACACATCGTTCTCTTCGAATGTTTTATTGTTGAAATGAACGACGGCTATGAAAGGTTTTTCCATTTTTATATATCGTATTATCCCCTATAAAATTTTAATTCAATTTTATAATCATTTAAGTAAAGATTTCATAAACAAAATCTCGACTTTTTGATTGTACACAATACCCTTCGCCAAGTTAAATAAACGAGGATTTTTCATACCAACCAGTAGTTTTTTTGTCGTTGTTATGGCCGTCGAATGATGTCCAATCATTCGTTTTAACCATTGGTCGCCACCGACAAACAACTGATTTCTCAATACTAGAGTCATTATCAAAGACATTGTTATCCCTAGGAAAAAAATTGTACTATTAAAATGTCCCATGGCTAAATAATGGATTATTTCATGGGCCCACATCATATTCGACGCCATTAATAAACCGCCGTAAAATAAAGTCAAAGACAAGAATATATCACTAATACTGTTTGCTAACATATTCATTGGATTGAACGCCATACCAACTATTGTCATCACGATGAATTGAATAACATTCTTTTCATACATTTAAAATATATGTATATTTTAAATGTATTTTACCATATTAGTGCTCTTTTTTTAGTGCGGTTTTTTTAGTGCTTTTATTGTTTGTTAACAGTATTTGCGGCGTTTACTGCATCAATAAATTGAATTCGTCATTGAATTCTTCATTGAATTCGTCATTGAATACCCCATATTTAAAGCTAAAACTGGTGTAAAAATAATACAAAATATAGTGCTTTTATTGCCATAACCGAATGTTTGTTCACCTTCATTTAAAATACATCTATTTTCACATACCCATAAAATTTGTATAACAATAAGAAGAAAAATAGAAACCAATTTTATAAATATATTTTTGGCAAATATAGATAAAACTGGAAAAATAAAAATTATAACATGTAGGATATCCAATACACCCCTGTTATTTTTCCACAATGCAATATAAAATATAAAATGTACAACTAATATCAAATAAACCCATGATTTATCAAATAGTTGCAAATCATTAAAATATAAAATCAACAAAAGTATAATATCTAAAATAATTGTTATACCATATAATTTATATTTATCATCCATTACATTTTACAAATATAAAAATTCTCTAGATATTCTTTATTAATTCATATAGAGACAGAATAGAGTGTCCAGTTGCACCAATTTCTTTATTAAATGACACCCCCGCTATATCGACATGTAACCATTTTGTCTTCGGTGGTACAAAATCTTTTAAAAATATAGCTGCATTTATAGTACCGGAAGGACTGTTACTTGAATTTTTTATATCGGCTATTTTTGATTCCATATTTTTTCGATATTCGTTCCACAACGGTAAAGACCAAATTTTCTCATTCATATTAACACCAATCTTTTCATATTTATTTATCAAAGGTTTATTGTTACCCAATACAACTATTGCCAAATTATTAAATATACCACCAGCTTGACCTGTTAATGTTGCAATATCAATTAAATAACGCGGATTAAATTGTTTTGAATAAGATAGTGCATCTGCCAAAATAAGTCTACCTTCCGCATCAGTATTTGTAATTTCCACATTTAAACCACTGTGACTTTTAATAATATCACCCGGTCTGTGTGATTTTTCATTCAACATATTTTCAACCAAAGGCATAATACCAATAACATTTTTCTTTATATTATTTAATGCGCAAAAACGAAGCAATGTAAATACCGCCGCAGCACCCGTCATATCTGTTTTCATGTCTGAAAAATCCCATTTTTTCAAATTCATACCACCTGCATCAAATGTAACACCTTTGCCCAATAAAACAATGGGTTTTTTATTCTTCAAAGGCAACCATTTTAAAGTTAACATGAAAGGTTCGTTTTCACTACCCCTATTTACCGCCAATATTAAATTAAATTTTTCTTTTTTGAGCTTATTTTCCTTCATAACCTCCAATTTAAGACCCTTTTCTTTGAATGTTTTAACGTATTCTAAAAAATATTGAGAATTCATATTATTGGCGGGTTCATTCACCATATCCCGCATATCATTTATTAATTCGCCTTCTTTTATTGCATTATTAACAATCTTTTTAAATGCACCATCAGCACAAAAAGTTATTTTTTTTGTAGTTGCGTTTGATTTTTTATATTTCGTAAAAAGGTATGAATGATGAAGTACTTTCAATATTTGATATCGAACAAAATTTTTTATGGGTGCCAATATGATATTAACATTAACAATTTTTTTTTCATTTTTTATGATATTGCATATTTTTTTAATGGTTTTATCTAAATTATCTTTGGAACATTTCTTTTCATTTACTTTTGCTATTATAAATTTTTTTTTATCGATAAGAAAGGTATTAATTTTATTTTTCTCTCCTGAAAAATATTCTTTTAAACCCTTCGGAAATTTAAAAGAAAATCGTTTTTCTAATAATTTTATATTTGCATTAAAGTTTGAACAAGATAAATAAACATATGTATCTGTTTTATTTATCGAACAAGAATAATCATAAATCATATAAATTATGATTATATTTTAATATAAATCTGCGGCTCTTTTTATTTCTTTATATATTTTTCTTACTATTTTTCTATACCACGTAGGGAAAATGTGGTAATATTGTGGTAAATTATTAAGTGAAATCCACTTCAACTTGTCTTTTTCATAAAAGCCATTTTTACATATTTTTGTTTTATCTTTTTTATACATTTTTTTGAAGTTCTCATTAAATTTTTTTGGTAATGCTTTATCGTAATCAATTAATATTACAAAAGTGGAATAAATATTAGTTACTTTCAATATTTTTTTTTTGATTAATTTTTTTATTTTTTTCTGTGAACCCAAAAATCCAGCCGATTCTTCCCACCCTTCCCTAGCAGCAGTCTCTTCGTCGGTTTCATTGTTTTCTCGCGTACCACCAAAATCTCTCCATTCTTCCTTTCCTTTCCCGTACTCTCTTGAAAAAAGAAAATATAATTTTCCATTATGTTTTGCAATAGGTAAAACACCAGCACCCATATATCTTTTAAATACATTTTAAATCATGGTCTAATATATTGAAATTTTAATATATTTGTATGAAATACATCCATTATTGTATCATTGTTAATATATTGTTCGTTTGTTTTCTTCCAATAAACAAACATTGGTGCTGCAGGCCTTGTAATTGTAAATACCATTTTAAATAGATTTCTTAAAATTCCATTTTCATTAATGATTACTATGCATCTTTGTAGGAAGGGTGGTTTCTCTTTTATTTTTTTAATAAATTTTGCTAATTTAATTGCACACTTTACATTCGGTGAATATGCATTTGTTATATCAAAAATAATTGAATGGTCTGTCTTCAAAATATATATCTCTAACCATTTTTTAAAAAAAACATCCATTTTTTTAGATGTAATTTCACCATTTAATGTTACCTTTATTAAAGGTAATTTCGATAAATCGAAATTACAAAAATTCATATATTATTATAAAATTTATTAAATTCAGTCTTTTTCTTTAATTGAATTTTTAATGTTTTCTATTTGAATCTTTAAATTTTTTATATTTTCATGTAACTCTTCTTGTACCCCCTTTTTTTTTACTTTTTCTAAATCTTTTATTAATTTAATTTCCATTTCATTGATAAAAATATTGAATTCCGTTTTTTCTTTTTTACATAGTTGTAGGGAATTAATTTTCCTTTTTAATTCATTTATGTTGTTTGTTAAAATAAAAACATTATAACTATTATCAATAAATAAAAAGGCTTTCAATTCACTAATCGAATAACTATAAATATTTAAATCAAAATTTAAGTCCGTCATAAATTATATTAATAAAATTTTTATAGTAACTATTTAAAACAATTATTAAAATAATTAATAGTATTTAAAATAATATTACAAAAATAATTTCTTCGCAATTTTTGTATTTCATCTTCTATTTGCTCATCGTTGTATAATTCTTTTGGTGGGAAAAATTTCATATGTTTTATTTGTATTTTTTTGTTTAAATTGAATATATAAAATTATATTTAAAAAATATATAAAATTATGTATACGATGTATTTCGATGGAGCAAGTAGGGGTAATCCCGGACAATCTTCTTTCGGTGGCGTCATTTATGACGAAGATAATCATGAATATATTGTTTATAAAAAAAAATTAGGCATTGAAACTAATAATTTTGCAGAATATAGTGGTTTATTGGCGGGATTGAAAATATGTATTCAATATGATATCCGAGAAATAAATGTTTTTGGGGATTCAAAATTGGCAATTGAGCAAGTGAATGGGAATTGGAAAGTAAAAAGTGCAAATTTGAAACCATTATATGACGAAATACAATGTTTGGTGACACGCGAAAACTTCGATAAAATTACATTCAAACATGTAAAAAGAAACCTTAATAAAAGAGCTGACGAATTGGCAAATATCGCTCTAGATAAATAACTATTTACAATTAGTTTAAAAATATTTTTTTAATAATATTAGGATGAATAAAATTATTAAACAAGATTATCATAGCGAACAAGCTGAAATGTCAAAAGAAAAAAAAGACTTTATTGTTACTAAAAATAAAATTAAATTAATGACATTTATACAAGAAAATAATTATTTACTTATTAACTGCGATAAAGAAATTAAAATATACAATTCATTGAGAAAATTAGCACAAGATATCGACGTACATCCTTCCGGTATATGCAAAAAATTGAAAATATCAAATTATTGCACCTGCAATCCAAAAAACTCAACCGAAGTATACTATATTCATAACCTTAAAGAATAAACTTTTGGGAAAAGTTTAACAAAACAAACTTTTTGAGAAAAGTTTAACAAAACAAACTTTTTGAGAAAAGTTTAACAAAACAAACTTTTGGGTTATAACCAAAAACAAATTTTTGTTATACTTTTTTCAAAAGTATATGTATATGGAATTTACATTTAAACAAAAAATTTATTTTTTTATTTTTTTTATTTTTATTTTTTTTAAATTTTTTTTTAAAATAATAGTTTTTTATGCAACAAAGTTTGAAACAGAGATTACAATAAAAAACAAATACATTAGACCACGTAGAAGAGGTGCTAATTATATGGTAGTTGATGAAAATGATACATTATATATGGTAAATAATTTATGGTTTATTGGTGATTTTAATAGAGCAGAAGACTGGACCAAAATAAAAGTTGGTAGTAAATATAAGGTCAAAGGATATAGCGGTAGGGTACCAGCTTTAGATATTTATCCAATAATTTATAATATCAAATAATACTTTCGAAAGCAATATGTATATGAATATTTCTTTGACACGACATCCTAACGAAAACGGCATGACTTATTTCCAACATCTTTTTTTTTCATTGAAATTCTTTTTCTTTCTATTAATAGCATCAATAAAAGCACTAATACATGCATTTTTCCCATTTTTATTTAAAACTTCAACTAACGATGTTATTAAACAAATAAATAAATGCATGAAAGAACAACACGAAACAAAATGAAACAACATAGAACAAAATGAAACTATTTACAATTTTGACGTATAATATTCAAACCTTTTTTTCTTGCCAAATATCTTTCATAACTACCATGTTTTTTATCAACACCTGTGCTTATTCCACGTATACGTCCCTTAACCCCCGGTTTGTAACAACACTTTGTTACCGAAGGTATAATATCACCAACAATCCCTACATCACTTCTACACGGACCATTTAGTGAAATATGTTCACCAGACGCACCTAGTACTGTCAAAGCTTTCTTTTCATCAATATGGGAAGATGAAGACATTTTTCCTTTTCTCACATTTAAACGGGTGTCGGATGGTTTAATAAATTGACCGTTACAACTTGTTATTGGATTTGAATCATTACAAATAGACATATATATATACTTTTGAAAAAAGTATAGCAAAATTACTAATTAAGTATTAAATACAGTTTTTACCATTTTCAAAAAAAACATGAATAAATCTAAAATAGTTATAACAGATTTAATGAATATTACAAAATTACCTCTTGAAATTTGGCTCTATATAATAGATATTTCAAACATTCATTTTAAATCTTGGAAATATGATATAAAAAATACCCATAGTGAAATAAAAAACAATTTATCTCATCATATATGGGGGTCCGTATATAACATGATTACTAAATTACATACTGTTAAAGTATTTACACGGTACGACGAACCTTATTTGATATTTGGTGAAAATACAAATGAATTGTTACATATATCTAACAAAAAAATGGAAAAAGTCGTATCCAACGAACATATGTCCGAATATATAATATCAAAAGTAACAAGTAGCCGTATTTTATTCGAATAAAAAATTGATTTAAATTTTAATCAAATCCATTTTTATCATTAATGGATTTGAAAATTTGCACGTATTGTAAAAAATCATATATCAATCAAAAATCATACCAAAAACATGTGCTACTATGCATGGAATTAGATAATACTAAAAATAATGAATTCGATATTGTACCTAGTCAAAATAAAATATATAAAATGGTAAAATTGTTAATTTCTGAAAACAAACAATTAAAAGATAAAATAAAAAGATTGGAAAATAAAGTATTCCAAAAGAAACAAAAAATAAACATCATTGATTGGTTAAATAAACAAGATAACCATATTAATGGTGTAACATATAAAAATTACAATACTTTCCTTGAAAATTTGAAATTAAATGATTCATTACAACATATGTTTCATAATTCTTATATCAATGGATATTTAATTATAATTAAATATCTATTAAATGAAAATATATTACTAGCTTGGAAGCAGAAAAAAAATATATATTATTACACAGGTACTTGGTGTGTTTTTCAATTAAATGATTTATCCGACTTGGTAAGGAAAATACAAAGAAATCTTATATGCGAATTATTTGAAAAAAAAGAAGGCATATCAAACGATAGATTTATTAATGTAAATAATAATATTTTGGGTGGTGAAGAAAAAGAAGCAAAAAATCAAAAAATATATAAAAAAATGTGGGAATTTTTAAACCAAGATGTTGAAAAACAAGTGGATTTTAAAATTATATTCTAATGTACCACTTTTTATTTTTTAAGTATGAACAAAAAGAATCTAATGATCTAGAAAAAAATACAAAATTATATAAATCCTTAAGAGACAATAAAATATTCAGGTATATCCAAAAAGTTAAAAACATCTAATTATTGCATTTGTACTGAAATATAAACTTTAAAAAATAATATTTTTTATAATATATAATATTTTTTATAATATATAATGAGTAGAGTAAATAAAAAGAAAAGAAAAGGAAAACAAACAAGAAAAAAAAGAATTAAAAATACGTGTGGAACATTATTGTTTTATGCCCCGAGTATGTATAGTACCGCGTTAGAAGTTAAAAATATTATTAACGCAAAACAACCAGGAAGTGTACTTTTAGGTAAAATAACAACTAATTCAGACATATGGGACAAAAATCAAGAACAAAAAAAACTAGACGAATCCGCGGGTATTAAAGGCAATAGTTGGCCAAAATTCAAAGATGGTTGGCCAAATTTATTTATAAAAGACCATCAAGAAGTTATGCAGCAAAATGTAGTATTTTTAGCTTCTTTGGATACACCAGAATCTATTTTCTCACAAATGGCTTTAATGTTCGCTTTACCAAAATATCGTGCAACAAAATATAAAGTAATTATACCGTGGTTTCCGACTGGAACTATGGAACGCATATCTATACCAGGTGAAATTGCAACGGCAAATACATTATCAAGAATATTATCTTCAATACCGTTGTGCTCTTCAGGTCCATGTGTTATTGGATTAATTGATATTCACGCATTAAGTGAACAATTTTATTTTAATGATAACGTATTAGTTGAATTAAAAACAGCTGCTGGTTTATTATGTAAAAAAATAGATGCGCTTGGAAAGCAACCAATAATAGCTTTCCCAGATGATGGTGCTCACAAAAGATATAAAAAAATATTTGAATTATATTTTAAGGATAAAAACCAAAATCCCAAATTTGTAATATGTGGTAAGGAAAGAGATGGTGAGAGCCGCAAAGTTGTAATCAAAGATGGAATTGAACATATAAAAACAAGTCAACAAGTTATAATAGTAGACGATTTAGTTCAATCCGGTGGAACACTTATAAAGTGTGCCGAAGCAATACAAAATGTGGCTAAATGCAAAATTAGCGCATTTGTAACACACGGTGTATTTCCAAATAATTCGTGGGAAAAATTTGTTGATTCTAATGGAAAAGCAAAAACACCAATAAGTAAATTTTATATAACTAATTCAATACCACTGTATGGCCGTTATAATATATCTAATGGTTCTGTTTTTGAAGTTTTATCAATTGCACCTATTATTGAATATTTTATTTCTGAAACAAGATGCAATAATAAATATAAAAAATTATTCAATTCTTAAATACAAGCTATTTTGGTTTCAATATCGCCAGCATTATTATACAAATCTATTTTTAATATTTTTTAGTATTTTTTAATAAATTCATCTTTAGTCATGATTTGAATTGTTCCTATTTTTTCCGCTTTTTCTTTTTTACCCCCTTTTGTATTTTCATCTTTAACAATCAAAATATCTAAATGACTACTAACACCACTTGCGATTAGAGCTCCAAAATTTCTTAATTTACTTTTTAAATCTTCATCTCTAAAACCGCTCATTAAAATCTTTTTTTCATACAACGGATGCAATTTATCCACATTTTTTTTAACAAGCACGTGTTTCATATCTAATTTATTTTCTTTCATAAAAGCTTTAAAAGAATTAATATTTTTTACAAATTTCATTGCCGTTTTTTCAGCAAATCCTTCAACTTCCATAACCATTTCACGTTTATCATCGTTGCTCTCGTTGCTTTCAAGAATTCCCGGATAAGCATCCATAATTAATTTCATTCTATTTTCACCCAACCCTCTACCAAACATATTTGAAGCATCCATTAATAATGGTAACGAAGCAGCTTTTAACTGCACACGAATACTATTGTATATTTTTTTCGCCATTTTTTCTTTAAATCCCGGGATTTCTTGCAAATTTTCAACCGTTATTTGCAAAATTTTACCAATCGTATCATATCCAGCCCCAATTATTTTTTTAATATTTCCTTCTTTCAAACCATCCACGTTTATTGTTTTGAAAAATGCCAATGTAGTTTTATCCCTAACCATTGGGTCGTTTGCGGCATCCACCAAAATTAAATCCACTTTCGATTTATTCCATTTGACAGCCATGTCAGGCATTTTTAACTCTTTGGATGGTTTTATAACTTTTAATACTTTGGGAATTACATCACCACTTCGTACAATTTGTATAACACTTCCAATACCAATTTTATTATCAACAATAAATTTGGCATTATGAGCAGTTGCATATGTTATCACAACGCCACCAATATTTACAGGTTGGATTTTAATTTTTGGTTTTACATAACCATATTTCGTTTTTGACCACAAAACATCAACAACCCTTGATTCAACTACTTGGTCATTCATCACTTTTTTAAACGCAAAAGCATGGTCAGGGTTTCCTTTATTTTTTCTTTCATACATATCATCATTAATACATATGACACCATCAATGATATAATCATAGGCTGCACGCCATTTAACTAAAAATTCTGAAAGAATATTTTGGTCAATAATTTTTAAAGATTTATTGATAACTGTAATATATTTTTTTTTTTTTAATATTTTATATTGCATACTTGGTTTTAAAACCGGTTTAATAACTTCGTATGCCACAAAATCCAAATCACGTAATTTCGATTTTTCTAGTTTTTTGCCATTTACCATCCCAGCAGCAAAACTTCTTTCATTTGAATATTCTGTTTTATATTTTTCGAAATTTTTCTTACTAATAATTAATTCACCGCGAACAGCCGCATCTACTATTTTTGGTAATTTCACAAATGGTATTAAATGAGAAATATCAAATCCTTCGCTACCTTTACCCCTTGTATATAATTTAGATTCACCATTTTCATTACAATATAAAGCACTCATTCCATCAAGTTTTGCCGAAATAACATATGGTCCTTCGTATTTACTAATCCAATTGTTTAAAATTTTCGTATCCGGTTTTATTTTATCCATTGAACCTAAAAAGTAAGGCAATTTTACTTTTTTTTTATCAACAACAATGCCTTCGTGACCTTGTTGTATATTTTCATTATTTGGGTACGTTTCTTCAGCCCACTCTCTCAAAACATCGTATTCTTCATCACTAACCAGTGGTTTGTTTTTTCCATAATAATAATCATCCAATAACATAACCATTTCTTCAACTTCTATTTCTAACAATCCTTTTAAAAATGTCTCACCACCCGTTTTAAATCTCAAAATGTTTTTTTTCGTTGCCGACGAATTTTTAGAGTTCTTTTTTTTTAGTGCTTTTTTTTTAGTTTTTTTTGTATTTTTTGTATTTTCAGTTGCATTTTCAGTTGCATTTTCAGTTGCATTTTCAGTTGCATTTTCGGTTGCATTTTCGGTTACAATTAATTTAAATGAATTACCATCAATTCTTTCAACTGGTGTTCGCCATTCAATACCGAGAAATTCGAAAATGGATTCTTCAGATAAAAATTTTTTTGTTACCCGTTTTCCTTTTTTTTTATTTTTAAAATGATAAATCCCATGTTCGTTCATTGTATATTCTAGTTCAATAGCTCTCGCTCTCATTAAAGTATTGAATATTTTACTTCCTGTAAAATATAATATAGCAAAGGCAAATTCAGTTTTGGGTGTAAACATGAAATCTATTCTACGATAAAGATTTTTACTTGTAATTTGTGACACACCTAAAGTTTTAACATTACCTCGCGATAACACTTCAACCATGATTTTTTTTTCAATTAAACAATCAATGAAATTTTTCAATAATGCGTTATCGTTCGATGGGTCGCATACAATGATATCAATATCACCTGATGTTTTTGCACCACGACGCCAACTACCAACAATTTGCATAACACCATCTTTATTTTTCATTTTTTTTTTAACATCTTTAAAATATTTTTGAAGAACCTTTTCATAATTATTTATTTCTTTTCTAGGAATCCTTTGCAAGATATCCTCATAATATTGCAATCCTTTTCTTTGTACGTCGTTTAACAATTCCTGATTTTTACGAAGTTCTTCAATAGTTGACATTTTATGCTCTGACACCAATTTAGAAGCCATTTTTGGTCCAACACCGTAAATATTCATAAACATCTGCTTTGGGTCATTTTTTGCTTTCTCCAATAGTTCAACTTTACCCGTTTTCAAAAATTCCATGATTGTTTTGGTAATGCTACTACTTTTCGTAATCCCAGGTTGACCAATAATGGCTTTTAAATCGTCAATATTTTTGATTGTTTTCTTATACATTGTAACGGTTTCTTTGGCTTTAGAATAAACACGTGCCCTAGGGTTTTTCTCACTGCTCATGAGTTTTTGCATAGATTCAAGCATATTTGTGATTTTAGTATTAGTCATTTTTGTTTTATTTGTTTTATTTGTAATATAGTCCGGTTTATACAAATAATTATCAATTTTATTTTTTAATGTTTTTTTCCTGTTTTTTTTGTTTTTCCTGTGTTTCAAAGTCATTATATTACATCTTTAAAATTTTTTTCAAAGTAACTTGTTTTTTAGTTATTTTATTTAATTTAATATTTAATTTATTATTTATTATAATATTTCTTGGTTTTATTTTTGGTAAATTTTTAATTAAAGTATATTTGGGATTCATTATAATTATCGCTAATATTAAATATTTTTATATTAATTTATATTAAATGGTAAAAGTATTTCCCACTTACAAAGGCCACCGTGAAATAAAAAATAAAGAAAAAATATTATTTGATAAAAATAATATTAATAAATTTGTGGATTATTTAAAAAATAGAACGATAGGAAAACTATCTTTTGAAGCAAGGGCTAAAAAATTTTTGAATAAAACTAAAAAGAAGAAAAAAGTATCGAAGGCAAAAAGGACGGCAAAAAGAACAGCGAAAGCAAAAAGAACAGCGAAAGCAAAAAGAACAGCGAAAGCAAAAAGAAGCGCAAAGGTAAGTGCAAATGTCGGTGGTAAGACAAAGGTGAGTGTAAATGTCAGTGGTAAGACAGCGAAGGCGGGTGCAAAGCGAAGAAAAGCCAAATAATTTTTTTTAAACTTTATAAAATTCTTTCATAATACATGAGTTATTTTTGAAAAGTGTTTTGTCTTTTCTTTTTTGCAAATACTCTTTCGCTTTACATTTTTCCATTATATTTAAATATTTTTTCGAGGCATACATCATTTTAAATATACAATTATCATACCCAATACATTCAATATTTACATATTTTATATTTTTTATCTGATGTATAAATCCAGTAATATTTTTTTCATCCTCACCAAAAAAAAAGGACATAACGTAATGATTTCTATATATTACACGATTTCTACCCATTATCTCATAATTATTATAAGAAAATTCTTTTTTATATTTATTAGCAATCTTCGTTATTTTATCTGATAAAGATGCCTTGGTTATATCAAAAGAAAGTTCAATGAAATAGCCCATTTCTTTTACTCTATCTAAATATTATTTGTTTAAAAATACTTTTATAATATAATAATAAATTATATAGATGAGTGATTCATGGAAAACTGAAGGTGGGAAAAAAATAAATAATATAATTGATTCCACTAAAGATATAACAAATAAATATTACAATACTGATTCAACGTTAAACGTTGATGATAAAGAAGGGATTTATTTTTATAAAGAAAATGGCCCAAGTGTTGTAGGATTTGGTACAAAAACACCGTATAGTAGATTATCATTTGGTGATTATGAAGTAAATAACATAGTTAATGGTGTTGTCAAAGATGAAAGTTTAGTAAATAATGCGTGTATAGCTTTAAGTGAAAAATCTGATGGCTCAAATGCTACCGGAATGTCCTTTTATAGAGACCGTTCCGGTGGTGGCGTCTTAAGAGGCATCATATTTACCATAAATAATAACCCTTCGGGAACCGTACGAGAAACATCGTTAAGTGCCGAGGATGCAGCCATTCAAGATAATAATACATCAATGATTATGTTAAATGATGGTGTATCCCAAAAAGTTCTAATAAATTCAAATAAAAGTAAATTTGCTAATGCTGGTAGTGGTTTGGAAGTAAATGGCGATATTCGACTAACAAAAAATTTGATTTTTGATACAAACCAAAAAGCCACAACTGTAAATAAAGAAGAAGGTACAATATTTTATGATAGTGTCGATAAAAAAATGAAATGGATTACGGGAACCGGTGCCGATATCCACACAATTTTCGGTACACATGATACAGCTTTTGCAATTAATACTGATAAATACGATCCTAGTTTTGCACTAGTTACCAATGATGCAAATACAGTTGGTTTACTAGCATTTAAAGATTTAGGCTTCTGTATTGGAAATGGTGAAATGGTGGTGTCTTCTTTTGTTGAAGAGTTTGGAGATGCAACAAAGCAAAATTTACCAGCCCTTTCCGTTATAGGGCACCACCAAAACGGCCTTGCGAGCAATGGTAACATACTGGTTACGGATATTGACCATGTAACAGGTGAAGCTATTTTATCGAAAACGTCACCAAGCGATATAAGCGCGAATGGTGTAATTTATTTGCAAAATAACCTAACAATTGGAAAGTACCAACCAGAAGCGGTTATAGATGTTAGTAAAATAAATGTACCGTTTTTAAGCATGGGTATCGACATTACAAATTATTACAATAGCGTTGTAATTGGTGAAGATATAAGTGGCACAGCTAGTTCTTTTTATTTTGGCAAATCTATCAACAATTTAGCACCTTGTAACCAAGATGCCTCATTTAATTTTGTCTTTGGTGATACTATATCAATTGATAGCGATGCAACTAATTTTAATCATAATTTGATTTTCGGTTCTAATCTAGACGTTTCCGGGAATAATAATCTCGTATTCGGTCAAAATTTATCTATTGGACCCGATGTTTCCTTTTGCATAGTACTTGGGAAAGGCTCCGGTAGCGCCCAAAAAGGCGACCTAATTAAATATTTTGAAAATGGTAATGCTGTTTTCCATCTTAAAAGTGGTGGTAATTTAATATTAACTGGCGACATCAGTGCAAATGATGCTGTCTTCAACGATGTTGTTTTCTCCAATATTGGTAATGAAACAAGCAAAATTAAACTTGCTTACGTAAAAGGTATATCCGCTGAAAATGTCAGCATTGAAAATTCATTAACAATCAATGGTAAATTAAATAGTACTAGCGATATAAGCGCCAACGACGTCAGTTTCAACAATATCGATATCAATAATTTGAAAAGTTATGGTGATTTCGTCGTTAATGGAAATATTGATACAACTGGGTATGCTAACATTGGTGGTGATATTAGCGCCAACGATGCAAGTTTCAACAATGTCGATATAAATAATTTGAAAAGTTATGGTAATGCGGTAATTAACGGAAATATTGATACGACCGGAAACGCAAATTTTGGTGGCGATATTAGTGCTAATGACGCTAGTTTTAATAGTATTAATATTAATGTTGGTGATATAAATGAATTGGAAAATGTACAAAAAATTAATTTCGATTCAACCAGCAATTTAGTTATTCAAAAATTTAATAAAGACATTGTTACGATAACAAATGAAGGAATGGACGTTGCTGGTGATATTAACGCAATATCGTTGAGTGTTGGTGGCAATATTTTTGATGCAACCGCTTCCGGTTCATGGGTTTCAGGCAATAGTAAAAATTATACTGGTACTTCAAATGGATTATATATTCCTTTAAAAGTTGGTATTAATTTTACCAAAACAGACAACGTATTTTTTCCAAAATTCCCAATTGACGTCTCGGGTGTCATTCGGTCACAAAATCAAGTATTGGGTGATTTATCTATAGATTTAGTACCACAACCTTTGCTTAATTATACAAATGCAATTACAAATGATTTTTATGGTTCTGGGATATACGACGCTAGTGAAAACGTTACTAATGAAACAAACCCCGTCTGGAAATTATTTGATTATTCTTCAAATACTTTTTGGGAAAGCACTGGCAATGTTGATACGGTTGAAGGTATTAGCGGTGGATATGTACAAGTAATTGGTAAATATCTTGAAATAAAATTACCTGAAAGATGCACTTTAAAACATTATGCTTTTAAAAGCACTGCAGTAACAAAATTACCCAAAGTTTGGACAATCATTGGTAAAATTGGTTTAAATGAAGAAGTGTTAAATCCAGAAGCAAACAATATGTGGAAAATAATTGATTATAAAAGTTTGACTGTTAGCGACCCTTCTGGAGCTGATGGTGAATTTGTTTATTTTACAGTCGATAAGTTGAAATATTCAAACGACATGTACAAAGTTTTTAGAATTTATATTACCGAAACTTTTATTGGTACTACTGTTGGCACTGCTTCTGATAATCAATGCCAAATATCAGAATTAAAGCTTTTTGGTGAGCCTAGCAATATCACCGACATTAGTTCTTCTTTAATTCAAACAGAACTTTTCGATGTCGGTGCATTATTCAAACAAAAACATTTATCTCTCCAACCAATGGGTGGAAACGTTGGTATAAGAACAAATAATCCTTCCGTTATTCTCGACATTAGTGCTAATAACGCCATAAGATTACCCATGGGCAATAGTACTACACGGCCTCCAGATGCTGATGCCAGTGGTTGTTTAAGATATAATACTGACACGAAACAATTTGAAGGTTACGGTGATGCTGGTTGGGCTGGTCTCGGTGGCGTTATTGATAAAGACCAAGACACAAAAATAGTGGCTGAAGAAAATTTAGATGAAGATATGTTGCGATTTTATACAAATGGTGTTGAAAGAATGGTAATAAATGATAATGGTGTTGTTGATGTCAGTGGTTTATTGCAATCAAAGGAAATTAGCGGAAATAGTGTAAATGCAACATTGTTAAAAACTGATGGGCTAATCATCAACAACAAAACTATAGTTCAAAATAGTATCGTTGCCGACCACGTTAACAAATCTGGTTATTTTGATATCTTCTCCGATGAAGACGATGTAGACGATTACGATGTAAATGGTTTTCCTTCGTCGAGCATCTATGCTTATCCAGGTAGCGTGTTACAATTCAACTTGGACGGTGTTTCATCGACACACCCTTTTAATATTTTTATCAATTATGAGGATAGTGCAACTGGCACTAGTCCGAGCGGTCTACAACATGTTGCTGATGACGGTACAATAACAAACAACGCGAACGGTAAATACGATGGTTCATTAATTTGGTTTGTACCATACGACGCAATCGGATTTTTTCGTTACCAATGTGGCACGCATGAAGATATGAATGGTCTTATAGAAATATTGCCAATGCCTAGTGATGTGAGTGCAAATGACATTTCCGGTGGCAACGTCTATGCAAATTCATTAACTAGCAATGGTATCGCCATTAATGGAAACATTTCTGGAAATCAAGCTACATTTTACAATGGTATAATTAACACAAAGTTGGGTATTGGTACACCTGACCCAATGGTTTCATTGGATGTTGTCGCAACCGATGCTATTAGAATACCGGCTGGTAACGACACTCTTATTGGTGTAGGTGGTCAAAAACCACCTGGACAAGATGGTATGATTCGATATAATAATGTAAGTAATCAGTTTGAGGGTTATGGTTCTGGTGCATGGGCTGGATTAGGTGGCGTTATAGATAAAGATTTGGATACAAAAATTTTGGCTGATATTAGTGGCAATAATGATAATAAATTACGATTCATAACACAAGGTACCGAGAAAATGATTATAACCGATAGCGACAACAGCGGTAATATTGGTATTGGTACACAAACACCATCTGTTACGTTAGATATAAGTTCAAATAATGCCATAAGATTACCCATGGGTAATACTAATGAACAACCTTCAGATGCTGATGCGAGAGGTTGTTTAAGATATAATACTGAAACAAAACAGTTTGAGGGTTATGGTGAAGGAAGTTGGGGTGGATTGGGTGGTGTAATTTCTATAGATATGAAAACGAAAATAACTGCATTGGATACCGGATTGACATTTTTTACGGACGGACAAAAAAGAATGAACATTGCCAGTAATGGCAATATAGATATCAGTTCAGCCGTTTTTATTAATAATAATTTAGATTGTAGTAGCGCAGTCATTAAAAATTTAACTTCAGATAGCACCTATGTAACAGATTTAAGTTGTTCTGAATTAGATATTTCTGGGATTTTAAAAACAGATGGTTTAATCATTAATAATAAAACTATTGTTAAAAATAGTATCGTTGCCGACCACGTTAATAAATCTGGTTATTTTGATATCTTCTCCGATGAAGACGATGTAGACGATTACGATGTAAATGGTTTTCCGTCGTCGAGCATCTATGCTTATCCAGGTAGCGTGTTACAATTCAACTTGGACGGTGTTTCATCGACACACCCTTTTAATATTTTTATCAATTATGAGGATAGTGCAACTGGCACTAGTCCGAGCGGTCTACAACATGTTGCTGATGACGGTACAATAACAAACAACGCGAACGGTAAATACGATGGTTCATTAATTTGGTTTGTACCATACGACGCAATCGGATTTTTTCGTTACCAATGTGGCACGCATGAAGATATGAATGGTCTTATAGAAATATTGCCAATGCCTAGTGATGTGAGTGCAAATGACATTTCGGGTGGTAATATATATGCAAATACATTAACAATAAGTGGTGATTTGAGTGGGAACAATGCTTTTTTACATGACGTTAGTGTGAATCGCTTATGGATTGGTAATGTTGAAATGATTGGTCATATACCGGGTGCTATTGGGGACGAGCCAAACACTGGGACTTTGACTGGGAATATGATAATTGTTGGCGATTTGAGTGCCAACGACGCTAGTTTTAATGTTGTGGATACAAAACAATTAAGTATATCTGCTTCTTCATTGAATTTTGGTTCGGGTGGGGGTGGTGATTTGAGGTATGAGTC